GTGTAAGCAGGACAGCAACACACCAACCGCCCGCGAGGCGGTTTTTTTATGCCTGGAGGAAAGCATGGGCGCAGCGCAACAGATCGAGATCCACGGCGAGAAGGGCGGCAGCAGCAAGCCGAAATCGCCGGTCGAAGCCAGCGACAGCCTGCGCTCGACCAACCTTGCAAAACTGCTGATCGCCGTGGGCGAGGGGGAGTTCGACGGCATTCCGACCGATTACGACATCTACCTGGACAACACGCCGATCCGCGATGCCAGCGGCAACTACAATTTCCCGAACGTGAAGTGGGACTGGCGCCCGGGCTCGGTGGATCAGACCTACATCCCTGGCATCCCGTCCGTGGAGAACGAGACTTCGCTGAACATCGAGTTGCGCAGTGATGCGCCGTGGGTGCGCTCGATCAGCAACACCCAGTTGTCGGCGGTGCGCATGCGCCTGGCGTGGCCGGCGCTGCAACGGTCCGATGATGAAGGAAATGTCGGCGGCTACCGTATCGAGTACGCGATCGATGTCGCCACCGATGGCGGCGCCTATCAGCAGGTGCTGGTGGACGCCGTCGACGGCAAGACCACTACGCGTTACGAGCGCTCGCGCCGCATCGATTTGCCGGCTGCAACCACGGGCTGGCAGATCCGCGTGCGCCGCCTGACGCCGAATCAGAACAGCAATAAGGTCGCCGACACCATGCTGGTGGCCGGCTACACGGAAGTGATCGACGCCAAGCTGCGCTACCCCAACACCGCGCTTCTCTACATCGAATTCGACGCCGAGCAGTTCACCAACATTCCGGCCGTGACAGTGAAGTGCAAAGCCCGGCGCTGGATGGTGCCGAGCAACTATGACCCGACCTCCCGGACCTACACCGGTACGTGGGACGGCTCGATGAAGTCGGCCTGGACCAATAACCCGGCGTGGATCACCTACGGCATTTGCACCGAAGAGCGTTTCGGCCTTGGCAAGCGCATCAAGCCGTTCATGGTCGACAAGTGGGAGCTTTACCGGATTGCCCAGTATTGCGACCAACTGGTGCCGAACGGGCTTGGCGGTCAGGAGCCGCGCTTCCTCTGCGATATGAACCTGCAGGGCAAGGCTGACGCCTGGTCGCTGCTGCGCGATATCTCAGCGATTTACCGGGGCATGACGTACTGGGCGCAGGGCCAGCTGGTGATGCAGGCCGACATGCCGCGCGCGCAGGACATCGACTACGTCTTCACCCGGGCCAACGTGATCGACGGCAAGTTTTCGTATGGCAGCGCCTCTGCGAAGACCCGGTACACCCGGGCACTGGTCAGCTACGACAACCCGGCGAACAACTACGACACCGACGTCATTCCGTTCGCTGACCTGGACCTGCAGCGCCGCTACGGCGACCGCCCTACCGAGCTGAGCGCCATCGGCTGCACCCGGGCATCTGAGGCCCAGCGCCGCGGCAAGTGGGCGATCTTGAGCAACAACCAAGACCGCACCGTATCGTTCAAGACCGGCATGGAGGGCGTTATTCCGCTGCCGGGCCACATCATCCCAGTGGCGGATTCGCTGCTGGCTGGGCGGGAGGTCGGTGGGCGGATCTCGTCAGCGGCTGGCCGCGTCGTCACGCTTGATCGCGACACCCAGGTCAAGGCCGGTGACCGGCTGATCATCAACCTGCCCGGCGGGCGTGCTGAAGGTCGCACCGTGCAGAGCGTCAATGGCCGCGCCGTCACTGTAACGGTCGCATACAGCGAGCCACCGGTCGCGCAGCTGCAATGGGCGCTCGACGCCGATGATTTGGCGATCCCGCTTTACCGCGTGCTGCGCACCAAGCGCACGACCGAAGGCGACTTCGAGATCAGCGCGCTGCAGTTCGAGCCGAGCAAGTTCGCGCACATCGACACCGGTGCGCGCCTGGAAGAGCGCCCGATCAGCGTGATTCCGATCACCGTCGTGCCGGCGCCGGCGAGTGTGTCCCTCACGTCGACGTCGTCGGTGGTGCAGGGCTTGGCCGTGGCCACCATGACCATCAGCTGGCCAGCCGTGGATGGCGCTGTAGGCTACGACGTGGAATGGCGCAAGGACAGCGGCAACTGGATCAAGGTCCAGCGTACCGGCATGACCAACGTTGACGTGGTCGGCATTTACGCTGGCGCCTACGTGGCCCGGGTCCGCGCGGTGAGTGCGTTCGACATCTCGTCGCAGTGGCGCAACTCGATCCTGACCAACCTGAAGGGAAAGCAAGGGCTGCCGCCGGCGGTGTCGTTCTTGACAGCCACAAGCCTTGTCTATGGCATCAGATTGGCGTGGGGTTTTCCACCAGGTGCAGAGGACACCCAGCGAACGGAAGTCTGGTACAGCAAGACGACCTCTCAAAACGACGCGATCAAGCTCGGTGACTTTGCCTATCCGCAGGCATCGCACGAGATGCAGAACATTCTGGCCGGTGCCAGCTTCTTCTTTTGGGCTCGGCTTGTGGATCGAATCGGCAATATCGGGCCATGGTATCCGGTTGGCCTTGGCGTCAACGGCCAAGCCAGTTCGGATCAGACCGAGTACGAGAAATACTTCTCGGGCCAGATCGGCGAGTCTGCGCTGGGTAAACACCTTGGCGATCGTATCAATCTTATTGACGGCCCGGCCGATCTGCCTGGCTCGGTCAACAACCGAATTCAGGTCGTGTCGGGTGAAGTCGGTGCGATCTCGGAAAAGGTCGACGGGGTGTTTGCGCAGGTCAATCCGCCCTTGGCGGGTGAAACTGAAGGCTATGCGGGTTCGACTCAAGCCTTCGTTGGCGTCTGGTCATTGCAGTCTGCTGTGATCGAGGGCGACGTCGCCACTGGCAAGCTCGTCGAAACCGTTCAGGTCGAGATGGGCAAGAACAGCGCCGCGATCCAGCAGGTCAGCCAAGCGCAGGTTGCCCTCGACGGCAAGGCCTCGACCATGTGGTCTGTGAAGATGCAGATCGACTCAAACGGTCGTTACATCGCGGCAGGCATTGGGCTCGGTATCGAGAACGGCCCGGCGGGACTGCAGAGCCAGTTCCTGGTCAGTGCTGATCGGTTTGCAGTCGTGAACGGCTTGGGCGGTAGCCCCAGCTCGCCGTTTGTGGTGCAGAACGGGCAGACGTTTATCAGCTCGCTGTTTGTCGCGGACGGCACCATCACCAACGCCAAGATCGGCAGCTACATCAGCTCGACCAACTTCATCGCTGGGCAGCAGGGCTGGATTCTCAACAAAGACGGAACGCTGGAGATCAACGGAATCGTCCCGGGTCAGGGGCGGCTGGTGATCAACTCGCTCAACGTCTCGGTCTACGACGCCAACAATGTGTTGCGTGTGCGTCTCGGTTATTTGGGGTGATCAATGGCACATGGAATGTGGATCTGGGGCGCCGATGGCGCGCTCCAGGTCGACGAAAACTCGTTCACCATCCGCGTGGTGCTATCGACGTTGGTGACTTTTAGCAACGCCGCGAAGACCAACCAGGATTTTTCGGTCCCAGGCGTTGGACCAGCGAACGGCTGCGCGATTGTGGTGCCAATTGGAGCGTACACCGACCAACAGCAGCAGTTTGAAACTGAACTCGTCGACAACGTGGCGAGGGTCTACAACCACACGCGGGGGTACGCCAGTACGATCGCTTCAGGGACGATGAGGCTGATCGTGATGAGGTTTAACTGATGGATTATGGCCTCCAGTTCAAAAACACCAGCGATGTAGTGACTATCGATTCTGAATTTTCCCGTCTGATGGTGATCGCCAGCGGTAGATACGCTCCGACGGAAGAAGGAGGGATGGGATCGACCACATACTTCGCGAGACCGGTTACTTCACAGGAACCGCCTCTCGTATTCGTTCGGCCTGACGCCAGCGCCGCGATTGCGGGACTGAGCCGTATGAGATTGATCGGCTCAGCGGGTAACTGGACCGGCTTCTATGTTCGAACATATAGCTCCGCTACCGCCCAGCCGAATGGCCGCTACTTTGTCGCCGCTTTCGCTGCTCAAGCAGTAGCTCTGTATGGCATGCGGCTCTGGGATGGCAACAGCAAAATGCTTTTCGATTCAGGAACGCCCAATGCAACATTCACGCGAGCTTTCCAGAATTGGACATACGTGAAGTCGGATCAGACCGATCAGGGTCTGTACCGAAACTACTACTCGGTGCCGTTCAGCTTTCCCCAAAACGAATTCATGCTCATCAATAACTTTGGAATGACTATGGTTTCTGGCGGGACGATCCCAAGGCAGCTTTATTGCACTTGGGATTTCTCTACGGGAACGCTTTACGCCGTAACTGTTGCCGCCAATAACCCTTACGCATTTTTCCTTCCGGCTATGTTTGCCAAGATGAACGCGTGAGCTCGCGTAATTACATACTCAGAATCAGGATTTTTTAATGGCAAAGCAGACGATCAATCTCGGTACTGCGCCTACTGGCGTGGGCGGCGATACGCCACGCAGTGCTTTCACAAAGACCCAGTCAAATATGGATGAAATCTACGCCATGCTGGGCGCGACCGGGTCACCACAAACGCTGCCCGCGGTGCTGCAAATCGCGCAGGGCGGCACCGGAAACAGCACGGGGACCGCAACGAAACTGGCGGCCGCCGCGATTCTTGGTTTCGTCGCCCAGTCTGGTGGCGTGCCAACCGGATCGATTGTCGAGCGCGGTTCGAACTCGAATGGCGAGTATATGAAAATCGCCGACGGCACGCTTATTTGCTTCATGAACCCTCAAGGCAACCCGAGTATTGGAGCCAATGCGTTCGCCGCGTTTGGCCCGTACGGGACGCCGGTCAACTTCATCAGCAACATCTTCTTCGTGAGCGCGGTGGTGGTTCCCAACTCTTCGAACGACATCTACGGAGTGCTCACCAGCTACTCACTGAGCAACAACACCGTGGGGTTCGTTTTCCGCAACGGTGCCTCGGCTCAAACCTTCGGCAATATCAAGATTCTCTGCGTCGGGAGATGGTTCTGATGATGATTAAACTTTCGCCACAGCGCCGGGATGACACCTTGCATGTGGTTCGAACAGGCGACGCTCTTGCGGTCAATGGCCAGGTGTTCGACTTCGCCCGGGTCGCCGAGGGCGATACCTTGCCTTGGGCGGCGATCAGCTCTGAGTGGTTCGCCGGCGACGTGGAACGCGTCAATGGTCAGTTGGTGCTTACGCTTTGGTTGCCCAATCCATGGAACTACAGCCCGGAACAGGCTTTCCCGGTTCCGCTGCTGGACGTGCCAGATGGTGTGGTTCTGTTCCCGGCGCCGCTTCCGGCCGAGGGTGAAAGCGCCGCTCCGCTGCCAGTGCCCGAGTACCCGCAAGGTGTTGGCGCCCTCGATTGGAGTCTGCTGGTCACGGCGCAGATGAAAGCGGCCACCGCGGCGGCGGCCCAGCTCGCCCAGATGAAGACATTGCTGGCCACCAAAAACACGGCAGCCAATGCGCAGATCCTGCGGATTCAGGATCGGATCGATACGCTGGGCTATGGCATCGACGCGGGCGAGGCGACAGACGCTGATGAGGTAGAGCAGGCCGCGCTGCTGGTCAGCCTGAAAGCCTGGAAGACCTACAAGTTCTCGCTGGGCAAGGTCACCAGCCAAGCTACTTGGCCTACCGAGCCGAAATGGCCGGCAGAGCCTCCCATCCCCGATATCAAAGCCTCGCCGATGGCGCGAGCGACCGACGAAAGCTGAGTCGAGCACAAACCGAACACCCGCCGCCGAGCGGGTATTTTTTCGCCTGGAGAAAGCCATGCCCATCACTCAGCAGCAGTTGCTGCAGATACTCCCGAACGCCGGCGCCAAAGCCGGCGTTTTTGCACCTGCCCTCAATACGGCGATGCAGCGCTATCAGATCGTCGGCAACAAGCGCGTTGCCGCGTTCATCGCGCAGATCGGCCACGAATCTGGCCAGCTGGTCTATGTGCGCGAGATCTGGGGGCCGACCGCCGCCCAGCGCGGTTATGAGGGGCGCAAAGACCTGGGCAATACCGTCGCCGGCGATGGCTTCAAGTACCGCGGCCGCGGGCTGATTCAGGTCACCGGCCGGGCGAACTACGCAGCGTGCGGCGAGGCCCTGGGCCTGGACCTGATCAGCCACCCGGAACTGCTCGAGCTGCCGCAGCATGCCGCGATGTCGGCGGCCTGGTTCTGGGGGATCAATGGCTTGAATACCCTGGCTGATGCCGGCGATAACGCGAACATCGGCAGCATCATCAACACCGGCCGGCGGGGGCGGGTGCCGAACGGCGCCGAGGATCGCGCTGCGCTGTACGCCAAGGCGTTGAAGGTGTTGGCGTGATTGCCGTTCCGTGGAAAGCGGTGGGCGCGATAGCCCTGGTGCTGATCGGCGCCGGCAGCGCCTGGCAGTTTCAGGACTGGCGGTACGGGAAGCAGTTGGCCCAGCAGGCCCAGCAGCACGCCGAAACCTTCAATCAACTGACCCAAGCTGCCGCCACTGCTCAACAGGCCGAGCAGGACAAGCGCCTCGCGCTCGAGCAGCGGCTGGCGGCAAGTGAGCAAACCCACTTCGAGAAAATGACTGATGCTCAAAAGAACCAAGATCGCCTGCGCGATCGCCTTGCCACTTCTGATTTGCGGTTGTCAGTCCTCCTCGACGCAACCGACGCTGCCAAAGGCTGTGGGATGCCATCCACCGCCGGCGCCGGCGGCGTGGATCATGCAGCCGTACGAGCCGGACTTGACCCAGCGCATGCTCAACGAATTATCGCCATCACTGACACCGGCGACCGGGGGCTGATCGCGTTGCAGGCTTGTCAAGACTATGTACGGTCAGTATCTCACCGATGAAGAAAGAGATTTCGGAGGAGCTTAATTACCAACGAGCTATGTGATTTGGCAGCAGGTGCAAAATAGTCGTGCTCGCGAAGTGATTCGCGAGCAGGTATTTAATGCTAAAGAGGGTTGACCGATCAGCGGGCGTCCATTTGAAATTGCTCGTTGTAGGCACTTATCGTTGAAAAAATCAGGCGAGCAAATACCAAGGTCAATGGCCACGCGAGAATCATGACGATTACGCCCCAAAAACACGTCATCCTATCGAAGTGCTCAAGTCCTAGTTTTCGAAGGGCAAAATCGAATACTGGGTTTGAAGGAGTTCTGAAGGGCTTGCGATCAATCCAGTCGATTCGAATTTGATTGAGCTGGTAGCAAGCACCAGTGATAAGGGACAGCATCCAAATCGCGGCCAGAGTGCAGCTTACGATCGAGATGAGGCGCATGAATGAGTCGAAATCCATATCTGGCGATTCCATGATAAAGGGATCGCGATGATATCATTGAGCTATTCCGCAATCACAAAAATGTTACACATTGGTTAATGTGCCGCCGTTGGTGCTACACAATGACATTGCCGGTTCCTCGATGATTCTTTCAGCGTAGACTCGGTGCCGCCCGCTTCGTCACAAAACCGTTTCCGACGCAGGTCGGACAGTCGTCCCGGGTGCCAAACCGACCAAGGCAGGCAGGGCACATGCAGAAGGCCGCCGACTCGATATGAGGTCGCACCCTTTCGAAGATGCGTAGGTCGCGCTCTTCCTGGGCGACTTGCGCTGCATCAACCATCGCACGGTAAGCGTCTGGGTCATCGATAGGCTTGTAGTCGACGCCACTGATCATCGCCTTGCCACTTCTGATTTGCGGTTGTCAGTCCTCCTCGACGCGGGTTCATCCGTTGGCTTTTCAATGCCTGCCGTGCCCGAGTTGCCCCAGCGCATGCTCAACGAATTATCGTCATCACCGACACCAGCGACCGGGAGCTGATCGCGCTGCAGGTTTGCCAGGACTATGTCAGGAACCTGCGCCGATGATGGCCTGAAGCCATTCTTGCGGTGCTATCAATCGTGAACCATCATCCATGTTCGATGTGGGTGAAGCAGGTACATGGACAAGCAACTGGCTGGCTACTCAATTGTGATGACGATTATCTGGGTTTCAGTCGTTCTTGCGGTTATTTATTGGATGTCGTAATTGATGTAATGGGTGGCTGATTTGGAAGGCGTGGTGCTGAACGATAAGATGCAGCGAGAGGCGGATCGGCTACTGGCGCAGATTGTCCAGGCTGATTCGATGATCATCGCTGTGAAGGCGGGAGCACGCGCTGATGGATTCGTGCTTGGCTTGGAAACCGGCGGTGCTTTACGCGCCGGCGATGCTGAAAATCTGTACATCATTTTTGAAGCCGCGCTGGTGGAGCGCCTGAAAACGCTGACGAAGGGCTGATCAATCGACTGGCTTTATCAGCTCCGGACCTTGGTTCCGGACATTCCCAACAGCCCGGTCAACCTTGAACCACTCGAACACCTCTGTCGGCTCACCCTGGTGTAGAACCATTTGTTCGGCGCGCTCTTTCGGCGTGGCCGGGTCCAGCCATTCGCGGGCGAGCTCAGGCGATAACGCCACCGGCCGCCGATCATGAATGTCGACCATGCCGCCGGCGCTGTCGGCGGTAATGATCACGAAGCCGTCATGCTCACCTGGGTCATGCTCCTCATTCGGGTATTGGCCGATGGCGGCGCAGAGGATTGGAGATTGGTCGCGGTGCCTGATCAGGTATGGCTGCTTCTTCGGGCCGCCTTCGTCGACCCACTCGAACCAGTTGTTGATCGCGATGATTGCCCGGTGCGGCCAGATCGCGAGGAAGAACGGGCCGTGGGCGACCTTCTCGACTCTGGCATTGATTGGCGCTGCGCGATCCTTGGCCCAGTGCGGTCGCCATCCCCAGCGGACCATGTCAGCGTGAAGGAACTGGCCTTCCTGGTGGAAGAGAGCAAGTTGAGCCGTAGGCGCGGCGTTGTACCGCTCGAAGGGCTGTTCTCCGGTCGAGTTGATCAGGGCGTTCGGCATGCTCAGCGCCGCCACGAAGTCGTGAATACCGCTGTACTGGGAGAGTCGTCCGCACATTGCCGATTCCTCGCATGGTTTCTTCAGCGTAGACCCGCTGGCGCGGGCTTCGTCACAAAACCTTTTCCGGCGCAGGTCGGACACCCGTCCCGGGTGCCAAACCGATCAAGGCAGGCAGGGCACATGCAGAAGGCCGCCGACTCGATATGAGGTCGCACCCTTTCGAAGGTGCGTAGGTCGCGCTCTTCCTGGGCGACTTGCGCTGCATCAAC